CGGGTGGAACGATCAAACGACGGGGTCGGGCCGCGATCAGCAGACCACGCTCGTCGGTAAATGCGGCGATGTTAATCACAGCATCTTCCAGAGAGGTCTCGTTCAGGTCAGCCGCAACGGCAGGACGGTTGGCGTTAGTGCCACCGTTTACCAGCGGGTGAGCCGTGCTGAACAGCGTTACGCCGTCACCAGAGTTGTAAGACGTGAAGCCATCGTTAAGCGGGTTAGCCGCTTTGACCTGCTTGGTATGAGCCATTGCCCTTGCAAGAGCTTTTGTGTATCTTGCAGACAGTGAGTCATATAGATTGTCCTCCATTGCTTCTTCTGTGATACTGAAGCCGAGAGCAATCGTTTCATGATTATACCTAGCAGTGAACGACTCTTGCGCCGAGTCATAGCTGATGGCCGCGCCTTCAGCTTTAACTGGTGCGGCACCAAAGCCGGACAACTTCACTTCTTCTTCAAACGAACGCTCTGATGATTCAGTTTCATAAATCATCGTGTGCTCGTCATCGTACCGCTCATACTCCAACCCAAACAAAGCGTTAAGGCCGGGGAGCAGTTCTTTCAGCATTTGTGCGCGTGAAATAGCCATTACCTAAATCTCCTTAAACGCCAAGTGCCGTTTCGTAGGCATGGCTCAGAGGCAGGTACGTCACGATGCAATCGGTGTAAGTGTCACCTACTGCACTGTTAGGACCGTCCACGAAGTCAATAATACGAAGCGGGAACGTGTTGGTGGTTGCGATTGAGCTAGCGTCCAAAGCATTTTTGCTTCGGCCAATAGCGGTTGAGCCAGCAGTGCTGATAGCCTGCACGTTGTTGCCCAGACCAGTCTGAGCAATAGATCCATCACCCTGCATTTGGAACAGGAGCTTAGGATCGTCAACGACGTAAGCAACAGCGTCTGACGCTACCGTGCCGGTAGGCCAGTACTGGTTGAAGGTCTTCTGGCCGGTGCCGGGGTCGGTATAGGCACAGCCGACAAAAATGCCGACAGTTCCTGCGACAGCCGCAGTCGTAACTGCCGCCTTCTCTACCGTACCAGCCGCGACCAGCTTGACGAAATCGCCATAAAAGACATCGCTGGCATAGCCAGACGCAATCTTGATATGGCGGACTTTTCCGGTGAAGGAACCAGAAGCACTAAGCGTGCCTACAGGTTCTGCACCCATCGGAGTAGCTGATGTAGCCATCTTTAGTCTCCACAACTAGAGTTAAGATCGAAGCTCTCCGGCCAACCGAAGTCAACTTCGACCAAAGGTAGTCCGAGTTGACCGCTCAGGATTAAGAACGGGCATTCGGGGATCGTTTTGCTTGAGGAAGTTGTTGTCTACGGACTCCATCTGGCTTGCCGCCATTCGCTCAAAGTACTCCTCTCTCTGCTTTACTTTAGCCTCGGGGGCTTTGCAAAGCAGGAGACCGCCGATTTCAATGTTTCCCTTAAACCGGGAATCAATGTCCGACATAACCTCAAGCTCAGGGTGATCTTCAGCCTTTACAGGAACCCATCCTTCTCGGAACTTCTGAGAAACATTCGTGTTGTCCGCATGGCCCAATGTGCTGGTGCGTACCCACCGAAAAACCCAGCCTTCTTGAGGCGCGGGGTTCGGTAATACGGAGGCCGGAATCCACGAATCGGACGGACGCTGTTCAACTTCTCTGGACTCTGCGTCCCTTCTTGTGCGCTGTTCTGCCATCTTTAAGACTCCTTAATGAGTTGGTTGGCATACTGTTCAGGGGTTATACCTAGCTTTTTCGCTAGGCTTAGCTGAGTGCGAGTCAGCCTAACCTTGCGTGGCTTGGCGCCGTTGTTCCGTGAGGAAGGCGCTGTGACCACGGGTGGACTTTTGGTAGTCGTCTGTACTTCTGACTCTCCAAAATATTCGGGGAACTTGCTTCGGATAGTCCGATCAATTTCCTCAAAATACTCATCAGAGTTGGGGTCATATCCCTCATCCCTGATTAGCCGCTCATGCACGCCATACGCCAGAGCGGTCATATCTTTTTCCTGCCCAAACCACGGGTTTTCCTGAGCCCACTTAGCCGCCTTCTCGGTAGGTTGAGGAGGTTGCTGTGGCTGTGGCTGTGGCTGTGGCTGTGGCTGTGGCTGTTGCGGCATGCGAGCTTGTTGCTGTTGCCACTGCTTCCACTGCTCTCTATTCTGATTGATGTGGTTGAATTGCTGGTCGGCAGAGCTAAACTCGGCCTGAGCCCGCATCATAGCCTCTTGGGCTTCGACAACCTTCTCCGTGTTTCCTTCTTCGTATGCTTGGCGATACTGAGCTTTAGCTTGCTCAAGCTGAAGATTAGCTCGCTCTCTAATCTGATGAACCAGATACTGCTCGCCTTCCTGAATGATCGCGTGATACTTCTTGTTCTCATCCGCATACTTTTGTGCAACTCGGACAGCTTCTTCGCGCATCTTTTCAGCGGCTTCGCGTTGCCGACGCTCCTCATGCTGTTGATAGCGGAGCTTATTGATGCGCTTCTTGACCTTCTCGGAGTAACCCTCCAGTTCCTCGTCGTCACCGGAATCTTCCTCCTTGGTCTCCTTTGCCGGAGGACGCCTGTCCTCTGGGGGCCGGTCATCTACAACCTCAACGTCGACATCGTCAACAACGGCGCCTTTCTTGTCGAACGTCGCCTTGACGCCAAAGAATTTGTCCTCTGAGGACATTCCCTGCTCTTCCATCTGCTCTTCGCTCATACCTTCACAATCCCCCTCGGGTCTTCAACTACCGCCTCGACGCTGTCGTCATTGATCAGGCGAAACTCCTTGCCGTGAACTTTGAACCGCGTCCCGCTATATGAGCGCATCAGCACCCAATCTCCTTCATTGCAATATGGGCCGTTTGGGAACCGCTTTTCGTCTTGATAAGCGTCCGCGCCCATCTTCATGACAAACCCGCAAACAGAGCCAATTTCCTCCATGTGCATGGTTTCTTTTGCCTTGAGGATGCCTCCCTCGGTCATTTCATCCGGTTCTGGGAGGGCGATGAGTAATTTGTAACCTTTGGGCTCAGGTAACTGCTTTGCAGTCTGAGTGTCTTCTTCAGTCATAATGTCCTTCCTGCACCAGAAGTCGGTGTCTGGCGTCACCATGCGTTACCTTGTGTAACGAATTACTCGCGCTCCATCCTTTCGTCTAAGTCCAGTAGCGTGCGCTCGGCGTGGGCAAGACCTTGAATGATGCCCACATTCCGAGAGTATTCCTCCATGTCCTTGCATCCGCCTATGGCGATGTGGTCGGTAACCTCGTTCATCTGGACACGAAGTTCCTCTTGGACTGCCTTTAACAGGTTATTGCTTGCGTGTTTCATCGTCGTCTATGATGTCCCTGACAAGATTAAATCCGGCTTTGAAGCCCTCAACCTCTTGCTGAGAGACCTCTTTCCCTTCCTGCATCGCCACCTTGGCGGCGATCTTTGCGCTTTCTAAGCGTTCCTGTTGATCCAGTTTTTCCAGATCAAGCATGGTCTTGGCTTCTGCCTTCTGTGCGTCAACTTGGACCTTAGCCATGTCTGTCTGCGCCTTAGCCATAGCCTGTTGCTCTTTGAGCGCCAACTCGCGTTGTTGCATCTGGACAATAGGATCTTGTGACTGCTTGGCGTTTTGCTCGGCTTGAGCCATCATCTGGGCCTTGCCGGTAACCTGCTCTGCGGCTGGTGCCGCGAGCCTTGAAATGCGGAGTTCGATATCCTCCGGTAGCTTTTCGTCTGGACCCGGAAGCTCCACGCCCAGTTCTTTTTCGATCTTGGCCCTGTAGGCAAATGCAACATGCTCCGCCACATGAGCCGCCATTGCGGACTCGATTGCCTGCTTGTTCGGCGCCCTGCCGATCATCTGGATGATCTGCGGGTCTTTCATTGCGGCCATATGGACCTGAATATGGGCTTCGTGGTCTTGGTAGATAAACGCCTTGACCGGCTCGCCCGTGATAATGTTCATGTTCTCTGTGACAGGATCTGTCGGCTTGAGGTCGTTCTCTGTCGGGACGATCTTGTCCGCATCCTGAATGCCCAGCACGTCCAGCATCTGGCGGTGACGCAACGGCATGTCGTACATCTGGGGCGCCTGAGCCGCCAACTGTAATGCCGCCTGATACTGCATGATCCGCTGAGCCATTGTGCCCGCGTTCGGGTCACTAACCGGAATAATGTCGATCCGGTCATTGAAATCCATCGGAAGCGCCTGACCGTCATCATCCTCGTAAGGGTAGACTTCTGGGCCATAGTCCCTGACAAGCTCTGACAGAATCTTGAGTTCTTTTGAGACGGCGGCGTGGACGCGGGCTTGGACCGCGCTCATCACCTTCATCTCCCGTTCAAGCACAGCAAGCGTGGTGCCAACCGGCGCTTCCCCATTGATGTCTGAGGCTTTTACATCCGCCGCTGATGCGAATCTCCGTCCTTCCTGCACGATATCGCCCAGCAACTGATAGAGAACATTGCTCGGCTCTTTGTAGGGCAAGAACGTGATATTGTCGCGGATTGCACCACCCGGAACGTCTACGTCTCGGAACTCTCCGGGCATGATGGGAGTATCGTCGCCCTTGATTCTGAGTCCCCGAGATTTCAATCCTCCCGGTAGGTTGGCAAGTGTTCCGGCGTCTACAAGCTGTCGAAGCAACGATGTTGCCGACTTGGATAGACCACCGATCATGTGTACTAGACCGAAGCCGTAAAAGCCCAGTCCGGGCAAATACTGGTAGTGGACATAGTGATCCCGCTTCATCTTCTTGGGATCGCCTTCGTACCAGTTGCGCCGAACCGACAGAATTGTTCTTGATGACTTGTCAATGGTAACGACATACGGCAACGCAATGCCGGTAGGCGCTCCACCTTCTTTGTCTTCAAAGCCAATCAGGTCAATATCAACGTGCATTTCCAGCAGGGTGTGCCGGTCATCAAACTCGTAATTGTCAGAAGCTCCGGTCAGCCTGTCGTATTTCTGCTGAATTTCTGTGATATCAGGCGATGGCGGGGGTAGGTCAATGTCGCTGTAAAAGCCCGCAACTTGTAGCTTCCTGATCTCATTGGAGGTCTTCTTCATCACATGCGTGGCTCGCTCGCACGTCGACAGGTCTGACGCGCCATAACTAACCACGAAGTCTTCCGCGGGAACAAACATCGCGCAGGGCCTGCCCATGCTTGGGTCAAAATACACCTTGCGGAACGCTGATCCAGCGATTGGCAGAGAAAACAGCAGTTTCTCTGTCTCTGTTCTGTACTCAGTCATGCGCTGAGTAATCAGGTAGTTGAGGTAGTTCTGTACCCTGTGAGCCTGCTTGGTCTTGTCGTCAGTGATTTTCCCAACGATAGTGGTCTTTACAGGCCCGCTTGCAGGATAAATCTCCTGTATTGTCTGGGCTTGGAAGCGGATAACCGCTTCGGAAAGCATGGGGTGAAACACACCACAAGCACCCTCCCAAGGGGTAGACCTGTCCTCAAACTTTAGTCCTAACAGGTCAAGACCACGGACATAGGTCTCTTCCCAGTCCGCTCTGCTGTTCCGGTCAGCGTCAAACTGAGCGACCAGTTCGCTGGCAAGACTGGCTAGGTCTCGCTCATCCATGTATTCAGCTAGGTTGGAGCCATGCTCGACCCCCATCAACTCCGGCGCGTTCGGGTCGAAGTCAATGATCATCCCGCCATCTTCGTCAAGTAAGCTGACTGAATCGGGGTTTTCGATGATGATCTCTAGCTCTTCGCCGCCCTGCTGAGGCATAAACGGCGTTGCTACACGGTCAATAGCCACCTAGGCGTCACCATCCTTCATGATCTTGCCACCCTTGAAGTAGCCCTTGGTGCCGGGAACCTTGCCGCCCTTCATCATCCTGCCTTCGCCGTCAGCGGCAAAAAACGGCACCATCTTGCCGTCCTTTTCAACCATCTTCAGCTTGCCGCCGCTTGCCATGCCCTTGGGCATCATTTTGCCGCCGCGTTGATAACCTTTAGTTTTCTTCATTGCTCTTCCCTGCGTATAGGTTGTCGAATACTCTGTTTACGTCCAGCGTGTAGTCCAAGTCCGACTTGGAGTAGTGAACATGCTGTGACGGCCTAAAATCCGGTGCGCCCTCTCCCGTCGCCCACCATGCTGGGTGTGTCACCCGCACGCGGTTATTGGGTAGCGCCACGATATTGCCTGTCCACGGGCCTGCATCCAAAAGCTCCATC